CTAGGCTTCTGCTGCTAACTTAGCAAAGTAACTCATAGTATCATCGGTGTTAGCGGCAGGTTCTGCGGCCATTGTCGATGTTGGTACATCATTAAACGGTGACTCAATCTTCTCATCTAAATCAACTTGTTCAGCACTACTAGTAACTGCACCATCTTCACCAAGTACACGAGTTAACTTAAGATTAAGTTCGTCATAGCTCTTGTATGTAGAAGGATCAGTAAACTCTTTAAGAGAATACTCTTGATTATAGATAGTTTCTAACTTGTCATCTTCTGCTAATGGTTCAACCGGTCCAAACTCTGAACGATCATAGTTTCTAAACCCAGCTACCTGTGCAATCTTGATTTTAAAGTTAGCACCTTTCCACATATCAAATGGGTTAACTGCAGTTTCATCAGCAAACTTAGGTTGCATAGCATCCATCAATTTCTCAAAGATCTTAGCACCATACTCATATAAGAATGTTTTACCATTGTTCGCTGGATTCTCAGGATCAGATATCACCATGATATTAGACACATAGTGTAATCTACGCTTACGCTTACGTGCAACTTCTTTATCCGATTCAATACCAGTATTCCATAACTTAGAATTCATTTCTGATACAGGATCATCCTTACCAATAGTAGTTAAACTCTTCTCTACATACCATTGACCAGTAGGACCTTGAAAGAAGTGATCCCAGTATTTAGCCCAAGGTAGATCATCACCTTCAACCGCTGGAAGGAAACGGATAACGGCATAACCATTACCTGCTTTATCCACTGTTGGCTTCCACATACGATCATCACCGTATGATTTCTTTTTACCGCCTGCTTTTTCAGCGGCACTTACTAATGAATCCATATTCATTGCTTTTTGTTTTAGATCTGCAAAACTCATATATTACTCCTGTATATTATTTGTATATTATTTGTATCATGATGTAAAAGTATTAAGCACAATCTTCATAAACTTATCTTTATTAAAGTGTATGAAAGGTTGATACTTAACTACCTTGTTGTAGATGTCCGGCCACAATATTGTTTCCGTAATCTTCCCGTTTGCATCTTCAATAAAACCTGTTAATGCATTAAGGATACACACTGTCTCTAGCGACACTGTCTCTTCTAAGTATTTATTTATAATGATTGGATAGTTATCTTTATACATTCCTATCAATCCGTCTAAACTATACTCAGAAAGTTCTTCAAGTTCATTCTTAAAATTATAAGAAAGACTCTCAATTCGTTTTAAGTAATCGGTGTATGTAGCTTCATCACGTACCATATCACCGCTCCACTTATTACCTGCAACTTGATGAGCTGCAAAGTAACCCATTACTTCTTCTTTTGTTTTAAATCGTTTACCAATCTTTGTCAATTGATATTTATCAGGTCTTCCCCAATAAGTCTTTTGATTTACTCTTGTCTTAAATCTATATTTAAATGCATCATACTTAGTATTAAAGTGCATGTTAATAGCATGGGCAATAGTAAAAGTTTCAAATCCATCCATCATATAATTATATTATAACATATTTCTCGGTAAAAGTACAGGCTTATTTAAAATAATGTGTATTCTTTTTTGCCGCCTTGTAACATATTTAAGTCTCTAGCTTCTGCTTCGATATGTTCAATCAATTGGTGGGTGACCAACTTCTTAGCATCTCGCACGTCCAAGTCGTTGTCTTCACATAATTGAACAATAGCATCTATATATGTAGCACCTTTACGGGTGCGAACAAATGTTTCTACCATTCTACTAAAGCTTTTCTTGTTTATATCTTCTACTTGCATTGTAATATTACTGTGTTTTCATTAATCCTTCCGTTAGCTTTAGAAGACTTAGTTGTAAGATCTTCTACCATTTTACTAATTTGTGTAGTGCTCTTTTTAAGAACAATAGGTATTACCTCATTCGGTTTGCGTAATGTAATCTTAAGTGATGTCTCAGGATCAAAGCCTTTAACTGAAGAACCAGACACTGTCATACCATCAGGACTTAATGAGTTCAAAATAGTTAACTGCTTATTCTTTGTATTAAACAAATAGATATGCATTGATGTTGGCACTCGTAATGGGTTAATACTTGTTAACTTAAATTCAGCATTTTGTTTTTGATATTTAAGCCTAGCAACTTGTTTATCGGCACCTTTAATTTTCTTAGTAGTTATCTTTCGAACAGCTTTCTTAGATGCTCTAAACGACTCAAGATCTTCAGAGAATTGATTAAGAATCTTAACACGATCTTGTACATCCTTTCGTGTTAAATGTGCATACGATTCAAGTATATACTCATCCTTTTCTAAGAACAGTGTATAGTCAACAAGGTATTCGTTAATCCAGCTTTCAATCTCTTCGAACCGTTTAATGTCATGCACTTGCAGTTGTTTGTATAAGTTAATCTTTAAAGGTTTACCACCTTTAACCCAATTATCTTCAAGCAGATAGAGATCTTCCATTACGGTATCAAGAACCTTTTGTTTCATCCTCATTTGAGGGGTAATAACAAATTTAGTCTCTTTAATCTTAGCTTTCTTTTCAGCAAGCTTTAGTAATTTTTTACCAGGTTCAATTAATGATTGTAGCTTATTAATAACCCATTCTTTACCATGTGCATATTGCTCTGGCAAGGGGTTGTCTAATTCATTCCAGTATATAATAGAAGCTATATGTGAACCGGTGAATTCGTATTTGGGATTAGCATTAATAGCCAGTGCGTCAGACTTCGAGAACTCCTTCTTGATGTAATTCTTAACGATATCAACATAACCCTTAGCATCAATTTCAATATGCATGTATTGTTTAAACTGATAAAAGGTTCCATCAAGTGGCGCGCCTGCAAGGCCTGATTTAGCTCTTGCTCTTACAGTCTTTTTACCCATAGTATTCACCTTTAATAGTATCGTTTGCAGCATCTACTAAACCAGAATTTGACCAGTCAGCTTGATTTTCTTCATCAGTGCCATGCATAACCTCAGGTGAATAAGCTCCACCATCACCCCATTTAGCTGCTTTAATACTATCAACCTTTTTCATGTAGCGATCAAGATGTTTGTCTGCAATAGCCCGTGATGATTTGGAATTTTTAGCTAACTTATTAATTAAATCTTCGTCTTCGATCAATGTATGTGCGGCCATAGAGATAGGTAGCTTAGATGTACCTGTCAGTCTTCTAATTCTTGCTTCATATTGTAATTTTTCTCTTCTGCTCATTCCTACTGTAGTCATTTGTAACTCCTTTTTTATTGCTTATATATCTATTATATCATAGTTTGCAGTAAAAGTACAGGCATTTTGCACTTATTTTGCATAAATATTTTGAATGAATGTTTCGAATGCCTCCACCTTTTCTACCCGATCAGGCCACTTGATGTACTCTTTCTCAGGATTTGCTTTAAGGTTATTCAATAAAGGTGTAATAGCGTTATACAACTCATCCAATTTCTCGTGGGCTGAATCATAATTACTAGAGCTTTGCTCTACCACCTTACTTAATTGCTGGACTGAGTCTAAATCTTTCTCATCGACGAGGGTAAAACCAAAATCAAAATCATCCATATAACACCTTAATCCCTAACGTCCAGTTTTCAGCCGCGTCTTCAACATATTGTAATGACTTAAATGGAAAGTCTTCTGTTCCTAATCTAACCCCATCTTTATCTTTATAGGTAATTGAATAGTATGAATGATCTCCATCCATGTCAGTAATAACTCTATAAATCTTTGCTACTGCTTTATCTTCGCGGTAGTATTCACTTATTAATTTCTGATTGTTCATCTTCCATCTCCTTTCGCATTATGCGCATATATTCTAATTCATGTCTTTTCGGCATCACTTCAATTGTAGATAACTCTTCTGTGAATCCGTGTTCGATGTATTCATTCCAATCCATAACGAATTGAGTTCCATCACCTATTGGCCGTGTGTAAATAGCCATTATATAATACCTCCTCTAATTTTTTTGCTTCATCTTCACATGATTCTCTATCTTGAGAAAACTGCCAAGCATGTACCATCTCATGGCATAGAGTAAGTGCTTTACTTTCAATTGATTGGTTCATATCCAGTTCAATATCAATCTCACCTTCATGTATATCATAACACCAACCTAATGCACCATCATGTTTAAGACAGCATTCAGTTATAATTATATCAAGATCATGTCTTATATATAAATGATCTCGACAATAATCAACAATGGCTTCTAATTCCATGGACCTTTCTTACCTTCTATACCGTATTCCTATCTTCATTAGCATTCTTTCTTACCTTACCACACAACGAATCGTATCGTTCCTTAATCATTGATAGTTCAGTTTCAAGGTCAATAATTCTCATTTCGAGTTCACCAACCTGCAACTTATGTTTTGTTTCTAATTCTTCAAAGTGTTGTTTTAAAGCTCCCATTCTATATATCCTTTATTGTTTTTAAATTCGTAACTCTCATTTAAACATGCAGCATTGATATGTGTTGTAATCTCACCGTAACCATCTAAGATTTGCTCAGGCGGTGTATGAATATGCCCACAGATATGTACCTTCGGGTTATTGGCATCAATCCAATTGTGCAATCCCTTAGAACCAAGTCTAGCACTTAAATTACCAGTTGGCATTAGAAATTGGTCAAGAAAACCATAGGCAGGTCCGTGGGTGATTAACACATCAGTATCTTTTGGAATCTTTCTCCAAATTTCTGTATCTTCGTAATCATTATGTAATTGAAATGCCCAACCACAAAATGCTGGTGTCCAAGGAGACCCATAAAAGTTAATACCATCAATAGTACAACCTTCATCTTGTAAATAAGTTATTGTTGGGTATGCGTCTAACACAAGTTTCATTCCTTCTGGATTGTCTTCGAAAATTCTGTCGTGGTTACCCGCAATGAAAATCTTATGAGTGTAATCTTGGACTTCGAACCAATTAAGAAAATCAACAGCATCATCCAACCCATAACCAGAACTCATAAAATCCCCGGCGTGTATAAGTACATCTCCACCTGGCAAGTTTAGTTCTCTATGTCTGGTATGTGTGTCTGAGATTATATGTAAATTCATAATTCTATTATAACATACTTTGTATCAAAAGTAAACCCTTTATTCAACATATTTTTTTATATTCTTTAAGTCCATAGCGAACTCCTAATTTTAATAAGTCTAATAAGCATCTTCTCATCTTCTTTAAGATTATCCTTCTCAATCTTATTTGATTTGGTTAACCACTTCTTCTGAAGTTTCTTTAACTCTTTAGTGTCTAAATCATCTCTAAAGAAGTTATCAGCATCATCACCATAAATCTCTTTCTTTACTTTATGATACGCTTCCCATTCTTCCATAGCATCGTCTTGTCTATATGGTCTTTGGTTTGTCCACCAATCATATAATTCATATTGTTCTCTGGCATTAGATGCTTGTGTCTTATTACCTTTCCAAGAATCATCATTATCTAATCCCATTTCCCAAAGTAGATGAG